AAGGTAAAGTATGGTATAAAGGAGGACGCGATATGTCAGAGATACCACAGAAAATTAAAGACGATATGACAGCTGTACTCCAAGAATATGCAAATCTTGGAGTTATTGGTAGAGCATGCGATAATGCTGGCGTTCCCCGTGGTAAACATAAAGAATGGATGGAGAAGTATCCGGTATATCAGGAAAGATTTGAAGAAGTCAGGGCTATGTTCGTTGATGGACTTGAGTTGATAGCTATTGAACGAGCTAAAGAGAAAAGTGACAGCTTATTGACTTTAATGCTGAAGTCTCACAGACCAGAGATATATGGAGATAGAAGCGAAGTCAGACATACCGGAATTGGAAACCAGATACAGCTTGTGTTTGCTGAGGGGCTGTTGAATGACGAAGAGAAGAAATTATTGACGCAAGAGCCTGAGGAAGAAAATGGCTAGGAAGAGGATTGGGCCGGCTCGGCGACTGGCGACATATGACCCACACCCTCATCAGATTACGTTTCACCAGGACTTACATAAATATAGGGCGCTTGTGTCAGGTGTTGGTGCTGGTAAAACCCGTATGGGGGTTGAAGAGGTTATTAAATGGACTCAGCTGTACCCAGGTAGTCTTGGTGTTATTGGTAGGTTGACTGCTAAGTCGTTGAAGGAGACTACTCAGAGAAGGTTCTTTGAGGTGTGTGACCCTAAGCTAATCGAGGCGTTTAATCAATCTGATGCCCACCTGTGGATAAAGACAAATGAGATTGATGAGGAGGGAGAACCTGTCTATAGTGAGATACTGTTCATGCACTTGGATGACCCTGGACCACTTGGTTCCTTGGACATTTCTTACTTCTGGATAGACGAAGCTCATGAGCCAGATGGTACCGAAGTACCTGAAGCTACGTTTGATATGCTGTGTGCCAGACTTAGGCATCCGATTGGGCCATGGAGAGGATTTGTAACTTCTAACTCCGGTGGTAAGGATTGGGTTTGGAATAAGTTCTTTAACCCTGCTAATAGGCATATCATGCTTGAGTATATTGGTTGGACTGTTCCGACTAGGGCCAATGCTAAGTATTTACCTCCGGGTTATGTTGAAGAGTTGGAGAGAACCCATGATAAGGTTTGGGTTGAGAGGTTCCTGAACGCATCGTTTGACGCATTTGAGGGGCAGATATTTACTGACTTTGTAGAGGAATTCCACACATTTAAGCCGGATGACCTCGAGATTAGTCCGTTTTGGGAACATGGTGCTGGGTTTGACTTTGGAGTTAGTGCACCTACCGCTTGTGAGTATGGTTGCATAAATCGAGATGGTCAGATAATCATATATGATGAGGACTATGAAGCCGAAGCTGATATAACTAAGTTCGCTGCAGGGATGCTAAGAAGAGGATTTAATTTCTCGTATGCTGACCCGTCTGTAGTAACAAGGGGACCGAATAAAAAGAGTCCTAAGCAGTTGTATCAGGAGGAAGGTGTATCACTTATACCAGCTTCTAATGATGAGGACTTTTTCATAACTTACTTCATAAAATTACTAAGAGAAAGACTTCCTGATGGTAGGCCGAAGATACTGATTAGTACTAAGTGCAAGAACTTGATTGAGCAAATTAAGCAGGCAGCTTGGGACCCTAAGACTGTAACTGGTACTACTCACGATAAAGTTAAGAAGATGGAGAACCATGCTCTTGACGCATTTAAGTATTTTATAAATGGTGTAGCTTTTATGCCAGGCAAGCTAGATCCTGTGGTACCTCAGTCTGGGCTTAAGGCTGATACTATAACTGTGAACGGAAACTGGGTACATGAGAGTTATATGGAAGATGAAGACTTAGAGCAGGAGAACTATTGCCACCCTGAGGTAAAGGAGGCGATAAATAATGTACTATATTCTAACTGAGATACTTGCTATATGTGCGTTTATTTTAGGCTATATGTTTGGTAAACGGAATGAAGTTAAAGAAAGAATTGTATATAAGACTGTTGAGTTGGATGAAGACATGGACCCGATTTCACCTGAGGACCAACAGTTGTATAAAAAATTAGAGGAGGCAGTAAGGTATGGCGTTGTTCAAGAAGAAGACTATTGAAGAAATTGACTTCGTACAAAGTGAAAAAGATACTGAACTATTAAACTACATTATGGAGCGATATGTTGCTGCTTATTCTGCTAAGCAATCGTTGGGGCTCGATGAGTTATGGTCCAAGTGTCAAGACTACTGGGCTGGGGAGGTAAACTTACCTGAGAGTGAGGAAGANCCAGGCTCTGAGACTAATATTATTCAACCGATAATTGAGTCTCAGGTAGCTGATATTGTTAATGGNGACATTGATATATTAGTTAAAGGATTAGGACCAGCTGACCAAGTGTTTGCAAGAGACGTTACTCAGATACTGAAGTGGATTTGGCACCATAATAAAATGACTGAGAAGCTTGATGGGGCTGAGAGAGATAGATTAAATCTTGGAAATGTTATATGGAAGGTATTTTGGGACCCTGACGCTATGGGTGGTAGAGGGATGCCTATCCTGTGGCCATTAAGTCCTGACTCGTTCTTCCCTGACCCCAAGGTTACTGACCCTAATAATTTGCAAGATGCTGACTATATAATACAGACTTCATGGCATTCAAGAAGAAAACTTGTCCAAATGTTTGGTGAAAAAGCTAAGAGAGTTAAACCTGAGAGTAATGGTGTTGCTTATGACCCTAGAATATTTGGAGAAGCTGACTATACAGGAACTGACGCTATTATGAATGACCAAGCTTTGTTAATTGAATTCTGGGAGANNGATGAAGATGGTAATTTAAGACTTGTGTATTGTACTAGAGACGTTATATTAGCTGACTCCGCTGAGGACGATCAAAAAGCTATAATACCTGAGGAGACAAATAAATACCCATTCGTTATGATAGTTGGATATAAACGTAAAGGTAGACTCTGGGGAATGGGTGATACTGAACAGCTTATTCCGGTACAGAATATAATAAATGACTTAGATGACCAAATACGCATGAACGCAAGACTAATGGGTAATGCTCAGGTAGTGGTAGGTATAGGTTCTGGTATTAATGTTAGAAAATGGACTAATAAACCTGGTCTTAAGGTACCAGCAAAAGACCATACAGCATTTGAAGTAGTACAACCACCATTTATTCCAGCTTATATAAATAATAGACGTGATAAGGCATTTTATGAGTCTGAACTTGTGTCTGGTCGTTCTGAGGTGGTTGAAGGTAGAAGATCTGGTTCACTTAGAGCTGCATCTGCTATACTTGCGTTACAAGAAGCTGGCTCGAGAAGAGCTAATCATAAAAAATTAATGCTACAAACCGGTATTAGAGATTTACTTGACATAACACTTGACTATGTTAAGGAATTTATGACTACTGAGCAGGCGTTTGACATAACTGAAAAAGACAAAACTGAGTACCTGTGGTTTAGAGGTTCTGACCTTAAAGNAATACCACAGTTGACATATAATGAGAATTTTGACCCAGAGAGTGATGATTTAGAACTTAAAGGAAGATATAAACCACTTTATGATGAGCCGACTNTAAATGAGTTCGGTGAAGAACAACCTGGTGAACTTATGACTAAAGTTGCTGAGTTCGATATTGAAATTCATATTGGTGCTGGTATGCCTAATAACAAATCATTCTTATATGAGGCTGCTGTTGAGCTCCATAGAGAAAATATTACTACTACTGAAGAAACAAGAGCTACATTGAAACAAGTACTTAACTGGCCTATAATTGACCCATGGTCACCAGAAGGAGTATTTGCTGGTCGAAATAGTTCTGCAGACCAACTTGATATAGCCAATTCTATAACGGGTCAACAGCCGATAATGCCACCAGAGCAACCACCGATGCAATCCTCAATGCAGCCTGTCCAACAATCCACTGTTGACCCAGCTATAATTCAGAGACTGCAGCAAATGGTAGGTTCTGGTACTGTAGANTATGCACAGTTATTTGCTTTGCTTAGTCAATTACCCCTTGATGTNCTTAATCAAATACTTGNAGGACTTCAAGGAGGAGTGCTATGATAAANACTAATGTAAATAAGTATTTTAATCATGGNCTTTCAAATCCTATGTTACAACAATACGCTAATGAAGGTGCTAATGTATTAGTTTTACCGATATGTCCAAAATGTGAGAGGATTGGTCTTAGAGATAAAGGCTGGGCTCTCTACAAAACAATGGCCTGCCCACACTGTGGCTATAATGGTCGTGCTACACACCAACTTAAAGCTTATCTTGATGAAGAATTATATAATTAGGGTTCAGCTCCTTTAATGCTGTAGGGTTCAGCTCCTTTAATGCTGCTAATACGGGTGTAGACCTGAAAATACTAGGAGGTTAAAATGGATAATGAATTATTACAAGAGGACCTTATAAATGAAGATGAATTTATTGACGACAACGAAGTCGAAGACGATGATGAATCTATTGAGGAACCAGAAACAGAGGAAGAAATTGATGAAGAGGACCAAGAAGAAGAACATTTTTATACCCAAGATCAAGTAGAAGCAGCTATAAAAGCTCGTGTAGGTACTTTTAATAGAAAATTAGACAAAATGAAACCCTATGAGACAGCTGTTAAGAAAATTTGTGAACTTAC